TTGTTGGTGCGACAGTCGTAGAAGTTGTTGTGGTTGACCATGTTGTTGTTGTCTCCGGCATTGTTGTTTGAGGAATTGTGGTCTGAGGAATAGTCGTGTCTGGAATAGTGGTTTGAACTGGCTGCTGATAATCGGTGGTGAACGCTTCATCAGGAACCATTGCCCAACCCAAGTTGTCAATGTTCCAAGCAAGCATCAGACAAGTCCCACCACCATTCTCGTACATCCACAAGTCAAGTGGTTGACTGCCTGCACTAATGTCTATCTGCCCTGACTCAGTGGCCGAGCAACCCTGATCCCACCAGTTGCCCCACTCATTCCCGTCAATGTTGATTGTGCCACCGTCATCTGAAGCCAACCAGAACTCAATCGTCTGATGCTCAGGGATCGTGATGAACCCTGTCATGTGAACCATGAACAGGTCGTAGGTGCAATCTAGATAAGGCTCACCGTCATACGAACGGTTGATGTTGTTCTCTATCTCTGAACCGCACAACTCGTATTCGGTTGTGGACTTGACTGGAGGAATCTCATCAATCGTGTAATACGACGTGAGCAACCCTGGCACCGGATCAGCTGACGCTGACGGCATGAAACCAAAAATCGAGGCAAGAAGCGCAGGAGCAACAATCAGCCAACGACTACGAAAGAAGTGCTGCAACCTCATCGGCTGTCAAACCCAACTTTGTGAGAACGGCTTGTTTTGACGCAACTTTTGCGGTTGCTTCGTCAGCAATCTCCTGTTGAACCGATGCCCACAAACCATCAAGTGTTGCTTTGGTTGGCTTCGTTCCTTCAGATAGCCAAGTCAAACCATCGTAATCGTCACCATCTAAAGTCCACTCTTTGCCAGCGTAACGGCGTAACAAAATTGTTGCGTAGTTGATCATGCTGATATTTCCATAACTGTAATTGTGCTTGTGGTTCTTGCTCTTTGCACGATGTCTGCATCACTCACAGCACCGTTGATTGCTATGCCTGTTCCGTTTGTTCTTACTTGGATGCTGTAAGCCGTAGCAGATGTTGTTGCTGGACTGTCCAAAAATACTGATGCCATGCTGAAAAACTCTGAATCGGCAGAAATACCGCCTGTAGTTGCCTGCGTTCTTGATCCTGCAGCATCTCCTACGTTAATAGCGGTAGCCCCACGCATCATCCGCAAGTGAACTGCTGCTGCTCCTGTAGAACCGCTACCGTTACCACTAAACAAAACCAAGACTTTACTTGATGATGAAGTAGGTGTAATGGATACTGTCAAACTAGTTACATCTACATAACTTGTGCTACTTGTTGTGAACTTGTCGGTTTTTGTTGTGCTAACAACTTGCAAAACACGGGTCGCACCACGCAGCAGATTCATATCCGCACTAGTGAGGACTTGCCCGACGGTGAACGCTGCTGGTAATGCTGTTGGTGTTGCCATAATGCTCCTATTGTAGTCCGTAATCAGGATCATCAAGGTTTGATGTATCCAGCACAAAGGCTAACCGAATCTGACCCAACCCAACTGTCACATCATGACGATTGGGGTTGATGCTGTGCCTGATTGATTCGACAACCACGTTCTGTGAAACGGTAGCAGGCGAACCAACATTAAAAGTTTTGGACACTGACACCAAATCACCAATCTCCAACCCAGCCACAACCTCCTGTTGTGCAGCCGTCAACGCATTCAACAACACCGTGAACCCTGAGAACTGCACTGTCGGATTCTCAAACCTAGACAACAAGAAACTAGCCAACGCCGACCCAGCAGCATCATTAACCAACGGCACACCAGTCAACGCCAAAGTTTTGATCCCATACTTAGTTTGAGAAGCAGTACCAGACACAACACTCGAAGCCGTACCACCATCAATCTGAACAGCAACACGATTCAACACAGTCTCAGCACCATACTCATTTGTCAAAGACTGAATCGGCAACCCAGCCGTACCACCAAAGTTCGCCACAGCCGAACCAGACGCAGCACCAACCCGAGCATCAAAGTTCACAAACCCAGAACGATCAACAAACAAACGCCCACCCTCAGCCGTCGCCACATCATTCAATGCCTGCAAGGCGTTAGTCGCATCGTCATACGCAACCGTTCCACACGTAGCAACCCCTGTCTCAATGCTTCGCAGAGCTGTCGAGAACGCCACCTCTGGACGATCCAAGATTGCTGACACACGGGCAGAGGTCAACTGTGATGAAGGATTGAACGCTGTCAATACGGTTTGACCAAGTTGACCGAGCGCATCGGTTGACATGATCGTGGCTGTTGACAAGTTTGGATCGGCATAGTCAATGTTCAAATCATAAACAAATCCTGTGAACATCGCTTTCGTACCGGCAGTCCCCCCGTACACCTCAAACTTGCGACGTGGAGCGATACCCACAGTCCCACCTGAATACCATTGTGATGCAGTATTCAATGGATCAAAGTATCGGTCAGCTGCACGATCATCAGCAACAATCGTGCAACTTGATGAGGGGAATGTATCAAGTTGTGATGCACGGCCACGATTGATATTTATGTTGGTCACGTATTGTGTGATGTCCACAAAGTTTGTTGACCCATCCAACACAGCAAAACCATCCAACTCAGAAGTATCAAGCACAAACTGGTTGGCAAGAAAACCCACATCCAACAACACCTTGTACGTCGAACCCCACTTCGTTTCTTTACCCATTAGCGAGTTTGCCCAAAGAGTCCAAATCCACCGGCACCGAAATTTACCCTTCCATAATCAGTCAACAAGTCAACGATGTCTTGACTGACCGTAGCTGGACTACTCACCAAACCAGCATTCACATTAACGACTAACCCACCACCAGAAGGATTTGATACGAACCCAGTCGAGTTACCAGTCACCGTTGCAGGAATTGTTGCAGCCACACCAGCCATCGGATTCGCAGCCACAACCTTTGGATACAAAGCAGCAACCTTCCCAGCAGCCTCAATCGCATCCTTTAATCCTTTGAATGCCTCAGCCTCACGATCAATCGCATCAGCCACAGCATCAGTCGCAGTAGCCTGCTTCTCCTTCGCATCCTTCAACTGATCAGACAAAGTTTTGTAAGTCTCAGAATCTGTCAACGCACCACTGACCTTCTCATTCAACAAACCTTGTGCAGCACGCAAACCATCAGTCGCCACAGTCTGAGTATCAATTGCATCAGCAGTAGACAACTTTGCCTCAGCCAAAGTAATCTCAGCCTCACGAATCATCTGAGGAGTTGACTCAGGATCAGCACGAACCTTCGCCAACGCAGCCTCAGCATCAGCCACAGCAAACACCGACTGCTCGACAGCAAATCCAGCACGTATCAACCCACGCTGAGCCAACTCTAAATCCTTCGCAGCCTTTTTAGCCTGTGGAGAATCAGCACCATACCCAGCAACAGCAGCATCCAACGCAGCCTGAGCATCAGCCACACCCTTATTCGCCTCCGTCAACGACTGACCAGCCTTCACTGAAGCCTTCTGCGCAGCAGTAAATGTCTTCTGTGCAGAATTGGTTGACTTCAACGCATCCGTATAAATCTTCAACTTCTCCGTAGCGGTCATCACAGCTTTAGAGACACCACCCCCACCACCGCCATCAAACGTATCTGCTGTTATCTTGCCAGTCTTATTGAACATCCGTTCAGCCTGATCGGCAGTCATAATTTCGTTCTTGAAACTATTAACTGGTTTAGAAAGATTGTCAAACGAAGCTTTCAAGCCACCAATGTCAATCGCAGAAGCACCGAATGCTTTGCCTAAATCAGAGATAACCTGCTTCGGATTCAGAATCAAATCAACTGCTGCTTTAGCAATAAAGAACGCTCGATACATTATATTTGCAGTGGTTGCCACAGCAACAGCGATCGTCTTAAACACGTCCATAATGGATTGACCGACATCACCAGTTTCAAACATCAACTGTTGGAATCCTGCAATCAAACCCTTTTCACCAATAACATTTGTTATTCGAGATACAGCAGGAGCAACCTTGTCAACTAAGAACTTGGCAAACTTATCCAAGTATGGAAGTAAGGCTGCACCAATCGTTTCAACAATCTCACCAAACTGACCTTTAATAATCTTGATTTTGCCACTGAACGTGTCAGCAGCAGTTGCAGAAGCACCAGCAAAAGTTTTGTTAAGAACATCGAGAACTTTGCTGAAATCTTTGGACTTGATCACGTTCTCATCAAGTGGAACACCTAACTTCTTTAAGGCCGTGAAGTTACCCATGCTGGCCTTACCCAGGGCAATCGAAACTCCCTCTAAATCTTTACCTGTAGCAGCAGAGATATTTTGTGCAGTAGTCAACAGACCTGTTGCTTTGCTGTAGTCACCAGTAGCACGGGTCAGGTTTCCCAATGCTGATCGAAGGTTCGTATCAGATTCACCGGTCAAAAGTTGCTGTGTTGAAATCAACCGTTCAGTCGAAGCAATCAACTGATCACTAGCACCAAATGTTGTTTGCAACTGTTTAGCCAACAATGCTTGTGACTTCTGATCTTCAGCAGCAGCTTGAACTGCTTTGTATGCAAACGCACTAACAGCTCCAAAGGCAGCTGCACCAGCAATCGCCATTGTTTTGAATGACGGCATCAGACTTGACACCTGGGTCTTCAACCCACCCATGCCATCGTTGACTTGCTTGATGCCTTTCTTGTATTGATCAGCGTCAGCAAGGAACCTAACAACGAAGGTACGTGCGCCAGCCATACGGCAATTCTAGATGACATCCTCACAAGCCGAGCGCAAGGCACGGAAGTCAGCCAACACGGTAGACCACAATGCTTTACCTTCAAGACCGTCATAGGTAGTTAACACTTTGCTTGCATCCCACCACGCATCATTCATCTCAACACCAACGGTTCGTTTACGTCGAGGTTGAGCCGATTGACGTGGCGATCTTGGTGTTGGATTTTGTGCAGGTTCGTATTGGAAGTCGGTGTCAATGAACGCACCTGATTGTTCGTGGAACTCCCAAGGTTGATCTGGAGCATGTTGTGGAAGATAGAAGATACGAGCAGGGTCTTTGGTTGCAGGGTCGCCAACAAGGTTCAATCGTTCATGCAACTCAGCCCATATCGCTCGCCACAGTCCTGCTGGTACACGCTCAGCCAAAGGCAAAACTAAGTGATAGTGAGGATCGTCTAGTCGATGCGAATATGTTGAATACGCAAGATACTCAAACCCGTCCAGATTGGCATTCGCAAACGATTCACCGTCCATGTCAACGACCAACGCTTCAATGAAACGAACAGCAGTGTTCCCTCTAGTCCTACCCTGGTAATACTCAACAGGCGACCACAACGAACCATCAGACTTGTTGGCATTCTCCTCATGGTGCATCAGCCGTTCTTTGAGGTCAACCCAATTCGAGGCGAACGGCTTCGGCTGAACAGACTTGACCGAATCAAAATAGACAACCATGAACGCCTCCCTACCTACAGGTTAGCGAAACCACGCCCAAAGTCAACGATCTTTGAGCTTGTCCAAAACCCTGTCAATAGCGTTCAAATACTCCTTAGCGATATTGTCCTTGTTCTTGCGCACAGTAGGCCAAAAGAAATAGCCTGACTTCCCACGATGCCGGAGGAACTGTGTCGTCCTACCCCCACCCTTACGCCCCATCTCAGTACCAGCCCGAGACTTAGCCCCAGCCGTAGTTCTATTAGAGGAGCCATGTTTGCCACCACCAAACTCGGCACCAAAGAACACATCACCCCTGGTCACCTTGGTCTTGCGAGTCCTATTCGGTTTGCTCGCAGATACGAAACCAGACTTGTCATTGAGTTTGATAGTTGGAATACGGTCACGCTGCGCCCTCATTCCCTTCATCACTTCCAGAGCCTGACGATTACGGGTCACAGTTGCAGCCTCATAAGTAGCTGCGACGACAAGCAACTCTGCTACGCCTTGACTGGCAATACGTGCTTCTTTGTTGAAGTCAGGGTATGTCTTGGCAAGATCACGAAGGAAGTCTGCTATGCCATCAATTTGCACCGGTGCATTCATCGCATCGCTTGCGTTGAATGATCCTGCTCGACCTGCCATACATGAATACTACTTGCCTAGATGTATGGCTCTCCATCGAAGGTACGCCAACATGGTGAATAGCATTCGTGGTTCTTCTGCCAGCAGTGAACTCGGCGATATTCCAGTCTCGCAAGCGAGATAGGAAATTACCCAGTGTGCTGACTTGTCTCCAAAGGGACGATCACTGCGTCTGCGCTATCTCCCACTTCGAGTGCTTCAATTTCATCGCACCATGATTCAAAATCTAAACCAGTTTTCTTTAACCGTTTCTCTGCATGCCATCCAAGATATGCAAGATCAGTCAAAGTGAGTTCGGCTTCAAACTTGGCAACACTACGATTGTATTTATTTTCAAACGCAATGAAGTCAGGGAACGCAGCAATGATTGTGCGTTGCTTGCCATCTAATGCACTAGTCAAACTGAGTGCTATTTTCATTCTCTACCTCCGCAGGTAAGGGATTGGATTTACTTAAGAACTATGCGCCAGTGCCAGTCTTAGTGATTGCACCAGAGATTGGATAGGTGATTGACACTGTGGCCAAGTCACCGATAGCACCGTTAACTGGTGTCCACGAAGTAGGCAATACGCTGAATGCGTAACTTGGATTCGTTGACGAAGCAGCAGCAGTACCGTTTGGCTTCACTGTCATAGCAACAGCACTTCCAGCAGTGAATGCATCCCAGAACAGTTTCTCAATCGTTGGGTAATCCTGTTGCAATTCAAGCGTGACCGAGTTGTCAATCATGCCTTGAATACGGGTCATGGCTGAAGACCCCATCGCCGAAGTCACAACTTCAGCAGCTGTCGTCGAAAGAGTAATGCTTGTGACGTATGTGCTGATGTCGGTTGCAGCAGTACCGAAGGTCACTGCCACGTTTGTGAGAACTTGCTTTGCCATGATTATGCTCCTGCCTTATCGGCTATCGAGTTGGGATTCTGCTCGGCTGAGCCGATTGCATAACACTACACGCCACAAGCAACCTACGGCAAGGGGTCAGGCGTACACCGTGACAACAAAGTCAATCGCCAAATAAGTAGCGTCGTTCGCCTCAAGGGTAGAGATGTTGTTCGCAGACTCAACAATCAAATCCTGCACCACACCACCCAAAGTCCTATCCGACTCAATCGCCTGACGAATCGAAGTAGCACCCTTGTATGACAGATACCCATCCAACAAAGTCTGTGCAGTACGCTCAGCCGAACGACCCACCACAACCGACACCGTGAACTTGTGCGTAATCAAACCCCCACCCATAGCCCCGTTGTATTGAATTGAATCCAACAACGGCCAAGCGAACGGGGTGTTCACATTGTCTGGCTGATAGGCGTAAGCACGAAGCCCTGACACGGTTGCCAGGTTCGCAGCCAAACCAGTTTTGATCTGGGAGACGGTAGTGGTAGAACTCATGCGAATAGACGCATGCGTCGGTACGGCTCGACAAGCTGTGCCACGTCAGGGTCAAGCGCACGGCTCACCCTGATCGCACCCATGTCACCGAAACCTGCGACACCCAACGGACTGTCATATCGTTTGAACAATCTTGAAGCCTGAATGATTGTTGCCTGCGTCACCGGCTCAGGGACATACGGCCAACCGAACACTGCTGTTAGTTTCACCAATGCTTGCGAACCATAGTTGGCATTCACAGTTGGGAACAGGTAGTCGCCAACTGCACGAATCTTGTCAAACGCCCAAGTGATGCCATCAAGATCACCGTTCAATGGTTCCAACTGCCAATCTGTCGGAGTCCAAGTTGTATCAAAAATACCGTCAGCGTTCGTCGAAGTTTGCAAAGTGATCGCAGTCCCAGAGAAGTCATCAACTGAACAGAAGAACGAATCCTCTGCTTGGAACACACGACTGGTCGCAGACCCAACAGCCCAAAACTTTCGATTGCAATAACCATCAATGAGACGTGACGCAGCACCAGCACAGTTATCAATTAGCTCGTCATCAATGGTGTCAGCCGTGCCAATGCGCAAGGCTGCTTTAATTTGATTGCGTGTGGTATAGCCGTTGGTGATTGCCATAGTGTCTCAATACTAGTTCACCACAATAGGTGGGAACTCTTGACCTGGCACAATCTCGAACTGGTTTATCAAACTTCTAAACAAGGCAACATCAGCCTCGCCCTGTGGGTGGGCTTGGAACGATACTGCTTCAGGATGTCGCCAATGAATGAACCTGTTCGTCGTATCAAACTCAACTCGCAGTTCAGCCTTCCTGAACTCCATCCACTGAATCCAATCGGAATACATGGATCGTCTAGCAGGATAAGCCAAATGAACTTCACGTCTCATAACTGTCATCCCAGACATCGGATT